CTTATTGACCCATCAGCAGGTGGTATTGATATGGAGAAAGCGATGTACATGGGTAATTATGGAGTTGTGAAGATGAAAAGCGATTTAAAAGCTGGTGTAAAAAGAGGAGATTATTTAAGAAGTGAAACTGAGAGATTAATACAAGGTTCTGGTAATTCAACATCATTAAATCAAGAAGAGTCTAATAAAAGAAATAGAGAGGTTGCACAAGGTACAACATCAGGCAATAGAAATATTGGTAATCCTGATAAGTATATCCTATGGCGTTGGTTTACAACATACGAGGGTGTTAGATACTACACACTTTATGAAGAATCATCAAGTACTATCATTGAGATTGATAAGCTAGAAGACAGGTTTGCTTCTAATATGTTTCCTTACTGGTCATATGCGAGACGACCATCTCTTACAGAGTTTTGGACACCATCTCCCCTTGATAACGTTAGAGAGATATTTTATACACAAGCAGTTTCAATCAACCAAGCTGTTGACAACAGTGAGCAGATTAACAAGCCACAAAAAGCTATAGACACATCAGCACTTGAAAACTTAGCTGAGGTTAAATATAGAAAAGATGGTGTGATTAGAGTTAAGTCAGGAGTTGATGTTAATAAAGCTATTCAAATACTTTCAACGCCATCTATCAATGCGCCGTTTGAAGTGTTTAATATTCTTGAGAACATACAAGCTAAGGCATCAGGTCTTACAGGTGCAACTAAAGGCATTGCCGAGGAAGAAAAGGTTGGAATATATGAGGGTAATCAAGCTAATGCAGCAGATAGGTTTGGTTTGTACAACAAGACATATTCATTTGGATATAAGAGATTCGCCAAATTATATGAGCATGGTGTGAGAGAGCATTTAACTAAAAAAGTAGCGATTGACATGATTGGTCCAAATGGTATTACACAAGAGAATATTACAAGACGAGATATTTTTAGAAAAGATGAAGAGTTTGGTTGTATGGTTGAGTCATCACAAGCAGAAACTGCATTGTCAGAGATTGATAAGAAAAATCAATTAACATTCCTATCACAAAATATGATGAACCCAGTACAAAATCCAAAGAAAGCGTATGAAATATCTGCAAACATTGCAGGCTTTAGTGAGGAGATGATACGTGAGTTACTTGATACAACAGACTTCGGTGATGCACAACTTATGTCAGAAGCTGATAAAGATATTGAAGACATACTAGATGGTAAGTTTGTGAAGCCTAACCCAGGGGCTACAACAGCCTACAAGCAACGTTTTGTAGACTTCATGATGAACAACGCAGATGACATGGATAGTGAGCAGAAAGCTCGTTTTATAGCCTATGTAGACTCATTAGAACCTATCATAATGTCAAACATGGTAAGACTTATGAATGACAAGATGATGAAAGAACAGATGATGCAAGTTCCACAAGAAACAACTCCAGCAGAACCACCACCAACGGGTAATCCATTAGAAGAAATTAATCAACAACCAACAAATGATACAATACAAAACTATTAAAAAAAATAAAGATGCAAAAGAAGTACTGATTGAGAAATCAGGAATCACTGCACAATTTACAATCAATGATATTGAAAAGCATGAAGCATATCTAGCAAAGTCATTGAAAGAAATCGAGGGACAATTAATGTTAGAAGATGCAAAGGCTACAAACATATTGAACAACAATACATTCTTAATGAAAATGTCTGAAAAGGAAATACATGCAGCACACTTATACTTTGAGGCAATGGCATTTTCAGCTACAGCTAAACCTAAGATAAAAGAAATCAAAGACCAGATTAAAGCATATAAAAAAGAAAAAGAAGAAATAATTAAACAAACAAAACTTGATGTCAAATAAAAAAGAAATCAGAGAAGACATAGCACAATTTAACGCACTTGATGCAGTAAAGCACAGCGAGGGTGGTAAGTTTATCATCAAGAAGTCACTAGAGAGCATTGTTGCGACAATGGAATTATTAGCTTCTAGCTATACAACACTATCACACGCAGAACTTGTAACACTGTGTGCTAGATTATCAGAAAGACTAGCGGTTTATAGATTGTTAAATAATACTGAAACAAATATAAAGTTTGCAGAAGAAGCACTTGAAGAAGCATTAAAAGAAGACCCTGACAATTAATTGTTAGGTGTGTTCTGTTCTGAGTAAATCATGGATTACCCGTTCCCATGACCTCATAGCAGAACATACTTTGCAAATTTAAAGATGACAAGGTATAATATTAGTAACAGGTCGTGGGGACACGATAAATCTTTTCTAGCGTGAGTAGCTAGTCCGAAAGGAAATAAAGCTCCATCTGATTGATGTAAATAATTTTTAAATAATATGAATGACGAAGCTTTAACGGCAGAACTGATGAAATCAGTCGAGCCAGATGTAATTACACCTGAAGAGCCACAGGAGACAATAGCTCCAGCAGATGAACCAGCTGTAGAAGAGGTTCAGACAATTGAAGAAGTTTTTAAAGCCGAAGAAGAAGCCATAAGTGACACAGTGCCACTTGCCACTCATCTTGAAACTAAAAAACAACTTAAAGACTTAAAACGTACTATAAAGGAGCTACAAGATAGCAAAGGAACAGCAGAAGAAATCTCTGATGACATTGACTCACTTACTGATGAATACCCAGATTTAGACCCAGTATTTTTGAAAAAACTTACAAGTGGACTAAAAAAGGAAATCAGAAAAGAGATGGAGAATGACCTTAAACCTTTAAGAGAGGAAGCTAAACAAGAGAGAATAAACACTGCGTTTGAAACTCATTTTGCAAAAGCTTTAGAGCTAGCACCTGAGTATAAAGGGATAGCTAATGCAGAGGTGATAAAAACCCTTTCATTAGACCCAAAGAATGCAAAGAAAACTTTTGTTCAGATAATCGAGGACGCATATGGTTCTGCTGTTGTAGGACGCAAACCAATGGATTCAACAACTACACGAGGAGGACACGAACTCGAGACTGTAGACCTTGATAGAGCAGCACGTGATGAAAAATACTTAGACCAAGTTCTATCGAATCCAAAATCTAAGAAAGAATACAATGACGCGATGCAATCACACTACAGACTATAATCGTGAGAACGGGGTAAATTAAATTAAAAATTAACCCAAATAAATGACATTAGCAATATTTAAAAGAGCATTCGAGAATTCTTACCAAGACATATTTCAAAAAGTACTTGTAGGAATGAAAGTTGCTTCAACAAGATTACAAGCAGGACTAAAGTACGGACAATCAGTTGACCGTGCAAAGATGGACATATCAGCAGTTAGAGTTAGAGCAATCACAATTGGTACAGACCGTACAGTTGACGCATTGACAGACTCTCGTGAGACTATGACTATCGACAGAAAATATGGTACAACTTTCGCAATCTCAACATATGAGAAAGTACAAGCTGGACCACTTAATCCTGGTTCATACGCAGGAGCAAAAGTTGCACATAAACTTGCAACATTCGTTGATGCAGACATATTGTTTGAAACAACAAACGCATTTGCAGACTTCGACAACGGAGACCTTACAACTACAGTTTCATCAGGAGCAGGTATCACTCTTTCATCTACAACTGTTCCACAGCTTGTAACAAGAGCGCCAGCTAAACTAGGTAGAAACAACCAAACACAAACAGACCTATGTTTCGTTGTTGATAACTATGCTGCAGCAGATATGGCACAATACCTATTAGGTAAAAACATAGACCTTGCAGGTTCAGTTTACAAAAACGGTTACACAGGTTCAGTTTCAAATGCTGAAATGTACGTTTCTGAAAACCTAACAGGTGAAGCTACATTGACATCAACAGGTGTGTTTACAAACAACCAAACAATAACAATTGGGGGTGTTGTGTTTACAACTGTTACTTCAATCGGTGCAACACCAGGTAACGTTCTTATAGGAGCAGATGCAGCGGCTACAATTACAAACCTTGCAGCATTGATAAACAACCCAGGTGCTACAACAGCACAAGGAGTTGCACTATCAGCAGCAAACCAAGTAATCATACAAGATGCTTTGAGATTGTCAGCAGTAGCTACATCAGCAACAGTTCTTACAATCGTTGGTAAAGGTTCAGGAAGATTAACTCTATCTGAGACACAAACTAACGCTTCATGGACTTCTAACGTTCTACACTGTTACTTCGGTAAAAAAGGTGCAATCGACGTTGTTATCCAAGACCAAGTTGATATGGAAATGAGAGACGAGTCAAAACAAAGAGCTACAAACATTCTTGCAGATATTCTGTACGGAGTTGAAACTTTTGATGATGGTGCTCAACAATTTCTTGATGTACTTATCAACGCGTAAGTTTATCTACTCAATTACTCACTTTTGGTGGGTGGTTGGAATAGGTAAATAAAATAATATGGCAAACACACAAACTTTAATCCAAAACTTTGAAACTTACGTGGACGACACTACGGAGCTTTCATCAGACCAAGAATTAACACTTGCAAACAAGATTTACAGACGTGTATTAAATGCTAAAGTTTGGGAGTTTTTAAAAAAAGAGTTTATAGGAGTAACAGACGGAACAGATACGATAACATTGCCAGCAGACTTTATGAACATGTTGGAGAATTACGGATATACAGATAACACTATTGAGCAAGGAGGTAAATATGTATTTATAGGTGATAAATTAACACCATATAAAGTTGTAAATTGGTCAGATAGAAAACAATACAGAAATGATAAACATATCTGTTACATTGACATTGTTACAGGGGAGTTAAAGTTTCCAGTTACGCCAGATGCAGGATTAGATGTGTCGTTTGATTATATTTATAGACCAGCAGACCTTACACTTGAAACATCTCCAGTATTTCCATCAGACTTTCACGATATTATCTATCATGGTATGGCAGTTGATGATTATGTTATACAACAATTTGATAAAGCTCGTAGTTACGCAAGTGAAAATAAAGCAATGTATGACAATTACCTTGCTGACCTTTCATCATATAACAGTAAACTAATCACAATATCAATGTAATGGCAGATTATAAAATAGACATATTCAAAGGAGGTGTTCAAAATCTGTTAGACCCAGAGAACATTGACCCTAGTTCAGCCAAAAGTGCTTATAACTGGATAACAAAAGATGGTGTTATAGAATTAGTACGTGGTAGAGCATTACTTGGTACTGAGGGATTACAAGGCTCAATACAAGGTGAGGGTTTTGGGTATAAAGTAAATGGTGATAAAGTTCATTATAGAAAAACTGATACAAAAGTACAATATTATAACGGTACAACATGGGTTGATATCATTACAGGATTGACTGATGGATTTAAAGCAGAGTTTGTGAACTATCAATCTCTTGCTGGTACTTTTACATATGTCTTTTCTCTTGACGGAATATATAAAATACACAATGCTAATCCAGCAAGTTATACATCATTATATGACAGTGCTAAAAACTTCAAGTTTGCAGGTGCAATAATTGATAAAGGACGCACGATTGGTTGGGGCGTAACTAAAGATAAGACAGGTTTGTACGGCTCATATATTGATACTCAAAAAACAGGTACAGTTTATACTCAAGTAACAGGTGAGGCTACAACATCATTGACAGGAACACTCGCATTTAAGGCAGGAGGTGCTACACGAACATGTTTTGGTGTTACTATTACAATTACGACAGGAGGTGAAGTTTATACTGATAATTATGACGGTACATTGACAGGTTCAGCAGGTGGAACTGGTACAATAAACTACACAACAGGAGCGTATACTCTATCAGCAAGTGGCGTTGGTACTGCAGTTTATCTATGGGAAGACTCAAATACAAAAGGTGTGACTGATTTTACAAAATCTGCTACAAGAATAGCAGGTGAGGGATTTACATTAAGACAAGATGAGGGAGGTGATGCAATTGTTACTGTAAAAGTAGGACTTGACGGGTCATATTACTCATTAAAAGAGAAATCAGCATATCAATTAACGCTTGACTCAGCAGATATTAACCCAACAAACGTAGTATTTAGACGTGAGATTGGTATAGAGAGTACAAGAGGAGCAGTTTCAACTCAAAGAGGTATTGTGTTCATGAACACTGCCAACTTGGAACGTCCTGAGTGTACAATACTGCAACAAAATCCAATCGGAGGTAATGTTGAGCCGTTTATACTATTCCCAGAGTTTAAATTTGCCAATTATGACTATACAAACGCAGTAATGGCAACATATGGACAGTTTATATTGCTATCTTGCAAAACAATAGGAGCAGATAACAATGATACAACACTACTTATGGATATAGCAGGTAAGAAAGTTGATATAACAGGCTATGGAGCTTCAACATTAGTTACTGATGGTGATTTCCTATACATGGGTAGTCCATTAACTTTAACTGTGTATAAATTATTTAATGGTTTTGATGATGACGGTACTATTATTGAAAACTTTTGGGAGGGAAAAGATGAAATGTTTAAAGTTGAGAACTTAAAGAAGACTAAATACTTTAGAATTAAAGGAACTATTCAACAATCACAATCAGTTGCAATATATGTTGACTATGATAGTAATGGTTATCAGTTAATTGGTACTGTATTAGGCAATGGTTCATACGTTGATACTAATTCATCACAAACTATTGGTAGTAATATGATAGGGGAAGCTGTTATAGGTGGTGATGATGTATCTATCGTATATCCATTTTATACGCAGTTAAAAATAAAGACACCAAAGTTTAGAAAGCGAACATTAAAGTTTGTCGCACTTGGCTATGGATATGTAAATATTGATACAACTATTGACACAGATATTTTGAGATTTGAGAATAAATTGCCAAAAAAATATCGTGTCAAGAATTATGTTTCTTTGAACGGAGAAACTACTGACAATAATTTGCCAGAATATTAATAATGCTATATAATTATAAGTAACGGGAC